CGATCAATCGCAATTATGCAACGATCGATCTTTCTTCTGCTAGTGATTCGGTAGGTTACGAGTTGGTCAAGACAGTTTTTAGAAACACTGGTCTCCTAAGATATATTATAGGGAGCAGATCTTCTAGAACTATCTTGCCCGACAAACGCGTCATAACGTTGAAGAAGTTCGCGCCGATGGGGTCAGCTTTATGCTTCCCTATCGAAACGATACTCTTCGCTGCGATATGCCAGTTTGTAACCCATGAACACGGCGTCTCTGGAGACTTTTCCGTCTTCGGTGATGATATAATTGTCCCGACACATTGTGTGTCGGACGTTGTGTACATCTTGGAAAGCCTTGGTTTATCGGTAAACCGATCCAAGTCTTTCGCCGATCCTGAAAACTGGTTCCGTGAAAGCTGCGGAGCAGAATTCTGCGATGGGTATGACGTTACACCGTTAAAAGTGTCCCGTAAATACGCACACACCGAACAATTAGAGCGTCTTCAAGGCCTGACTGATCTTTCGAATGAATCTTATCGTCGTGGTTTCTTCAACCTCAGAAGTTTCTTTCTTAAGAAACTTCGCGACAATAATTTCACTATACACTTTCATCCTGATTCTGTCGAAGCTGATAATTACACAAATTATCACGCTGTCAGAAAATGGAATTGGAAGTTACAGCGAATTGATGTTCTGTCAACAATTTTAAAGACAGACACCAAGGTCCATTCAACTGAAGAAGTAAGACTACGACATTGGTTCGAGATGACTCAGCACCGCTTGACGCGGATAGAGAAACTTCGTCCATACGTAGATCCTTGCTACCTTCGGGAGTTACGGCGCCGAGAGTACTATAGAACGTTTTCGCCACTAGTTTCTTATGGCGATGCGTTCGTATCTACTATCGGTAAGACCACCGTGTATCCATCAGAAGGATGGTCAAGTAAATTTTATGAAGAGCAAGATCAGCCCTTCATAGACTACTTTACCACCCAGGAGTAATCTTGCCACTCCTCAACGTCGACGGCTGGAAAGGTCAACGGATCCTTGATCCGTAGGTGCTTTCGCTACTGCGAGC